GTATTTAAGTAAACCTAATACTTCCTTATTGTCTGCTTGCCATTTGATTCCTTCTGGGCTCTTTGCAAATTCGTTAAAGTCTCCTAGTCCTCTAATGACTGCGGTTTGTACGGCTGCTGGTTGTTTCATTAGTTGCTTAACAGCAAACTGCGTTACTTTAATGTTATATCTAGATGGGAAGGCTACTAAGTTCATCATCTTAGCAAGGTTGCTGGAGGTAAACCCTCTGTCTGGGTACTGTACTACGGTTTTAATGTCTTCTAGTAAGTCAAAGTTTTTAGGGTTTTTAAGCCAGTCTTCTACTTTGTTTGCTCCTCCGGCAAACTTTTCGATAGTGGCAGCAATGTCTTTCTTCTGTTGGAGCATTAGGTTAGATTTAATAGAAGAAAAGTTTTCTGATACACCTTCCATTCCATATCCCGGCTTTAATATTCCGGCTTTGTCTAAGGTTTCTATAGTTTTGCTAAAGTCTTGTCCTGGCATTGCAATCTTACCGCCCATAGCTTTAAGGCCAGTCTTAGTTTCTATTCTTTCTTGAATTCTAAAGAATGGGTTCTTTTCATATCTGAATACACTTTGAACCCTAGAGTATGGTGCCGCCAATGGATTATATTTATAGTTTGCATCAACAATCTTATTACCAAGTCCTCTTTCGGCATAGCCAAGGATGCCATAGGAGTCTTTTGTAGCCTTTACAATTTTTTTTGCATCTTGAGGCGAGACTACAAGTTCGTTCTCTATGGCTTTTTTAGAAAGTTGTCTTAGGTCAGTAACTCCTATTTTTCTGTCGGCTAAGTTTTCTAGTTTTTCTAGAAGTTTACTGCCAGACTCGCCTTTTATTCCATCAATTCTATTAATTAAGTCTTCACGAACTTTTGCAAACATAAGTTTATTATCATTTGCCGTAACCTCTTCTGGAGATATACCCGCCTTTCTAAGAGCTTCTCCTATAAAACCAAGCCTAGCGTTTGTTCCTTCTTTAAGCGGGGCGGTGTCCTTAACTCTATTTATGACAGCAGCATTTTCATTAAATACTGGGAATAACCCGTTACCTAGCACTACAGGGTTGCCTTTAGCATCCCTAGCCATGTTCTCTGCTGCGGTAATAGAGTTAATTTTTGATTTAAGTAACCTAGGATCGTCTGTAGAGTTAATTATATCCTTAATCTGTTCAGATAAGTTTTTGTTTACTACTACACCTTCTTTTTGAAGTTTTGTCAATTCTTTAAGTTTGTTCTCTGCTGTAGCAATTCTTTCTGCCGTAATAGCTCTCTGTTCCTGGGTGAATCTCGATACGGTGTTAGCTATTTTACCGCCTACTTTAAATTCACCTTTTTGTACGGCCTTTCTAGCTGCTATAAGTTCTGTGAAGTTTTTTAAGAACCCGTCTAAATCTTGGTTTTTAAAAGCACTAGCTTCTGATTGGTATCGACCAAGATTATAGGCTGCAAGCTTGGCATTACCGCCGGCCTCTTGGAGCGCCATGTCTTGAATTACTCTTAATTTACCAACAATTCTATCTACATATTTTCTGTTCGTTGAATTTAACTCTTTAGAAAGAGCCTTAAGTTCTTGATTAACACTTTTACCGCCTTTTAATATGACGTTGTCAAAAACGCCAGAGGTAGTGAATATGTTCTTAGAAAGGGCTTTAGAAGCTATTTTAAGGCCTTTAGAGCCACTTTCAAGCACAGCCGGTATAGCTAGAGACCCTGCGCCTGTTGCAATACCTATTAAGTCTTTATTTTTGATTTGCTCTGGGAGTTTTTTAATATCAGTAACGCCCTGAATTGTTGGTTCAACTACAAGAGGTACTCTAGCTACCTTACCCGCTACACTAGCAAAAGCACCTATGCCGTTCTCTCCTGCTAAGGTTTTACCTGTTCCTAGTGTGCTATCGACATAACCACCTACGCCCTTGGTTACTTTATTAACTACTGATCCTTCTTTACCTAGGTTACTGGCCGAATTAGCAAAACTGCCGCCCTTAATGGCCGGTGAAGCTATTGATAAAGCCGTTAATGCTACGGGAAGTGCTTTTTTGTTATATTCCTGGTCGGCTAGTCCAATAATTCTTGGGATCGCGGTTGCATCTTCTAGTGAGCCTTTATATTGTGATTCGTACTGCTTCTTAGCGTTATCTAAGATTCTTAAGTAGTCAGATTGGCTCAATTTGCCCGCCCTAAAGTTCTTTGTGGCTTCGCTAGAAACCATCTTAAAGTTCTCGGCCGCATTCTTAGCCCTAGAGCCAGCTCCTAATGTAGCCCCAACTCTACTACCTAGATAGTTACCTAGTGCTGCTGGCTCATCATAAAGACTTTTCTTTGCAAATTGTCCAATAACATTGGCTGCGCCACCGACACCAGCGCGAATAGAGTTAAATACATTACCAAAGAAGTTGTTGCCCTGCGAAGCGGATGTAGATGCAGGAGTTTTGGTGTTATAAACGCTACTGGCTGTATAACCAATCTTGTAATTTGGGTCATAACCTAAGTCTTCTAAGACCCTATTTGCTATTACGCCCATATTAGAACCTCAAATATTTGCTTAAATCTATTCCTGGGAACGCGTATTTCTGTGTGAACTCTGGAGTGCCTACTGTGTCCGCTGCTTTCTGAGTGGCTTGAGGTATTCTATATGGTCCCGGAGCATTATTGACTGTTCCTTGGGTGTAGTTCGGTCTGGCATTAGGAGATATTCTAGCTAGTGCAGCTTTTGAAGCAGATGAAGCCGCTTGTCTTGCCTGTTCGGCCCTTCTGTTAGCTTCCTCTATTTCTCTTTGGCGTTTTTGCTGTACTAACTGGCTTAATTGATTAACTCTTTGTTGTAGTGCAGGAAGTACACCAAATACTCCGCTCTTAAGTGGGCCTATTTCTGCTCCGAGTTCTCTGGCAGAAGCCATAGCCTGTTCTAATAGCTTCTTCTTCTTAACTTCTTCTATTAGCTTAGTGGCGTTGTTGTTGGTTAGGCTAAATTTGTCTATAAACGGTTTTACTGTTTCTACTCCAAAATCAGCCGAGAAACCAAAGGGGCCTAATCCTTCTCTAACTTCGTTCTTAAGCCCCGCCTTTTTGTTTGCGTCTAATATATCTTGCGGTACTAAATCCGTGTTTAGATTCTTAATATCATTTACAATTGCTTCACGTTCTTGTGGGGAGATATTCTGGTTGGTGAGCCTATCTTGTAACACACCTAGTTGATCATTTGCTGCCTTTGAGTCCTGTAATAGCGCTACTTGGCCCGTGTTTGGATCTAGAGCATATCGTTCGCCAAATTTACCTTCAGTAAAGGCATATTTAGGGTTGTCTGGATTGTCTAAGTAGAACTGGCTTTCAACTGGAGTGTCTGAGCCTACTGGCTTTATAGTTCTTTTTAGTGATCCACTAGATACACCGTCGTTTATACCAATAGATTTAAAGGCGTTCTTATATTTCTCGTTATCTACATTTAGGTCTGTGTTAGGGGCACTAAGGGTTGAGCCAAGCTCAGTCATTCTTCTTAGTCCTACAACATCCCCCGGAACAAGTTCGTACTCTTTAGTTACTGGGTTAAGTTTGGTTTTGTATGCCCCAGCAATACGAGCTAGTTGAACGTCTAGAGGCACATTAGGGTTGGTGCCAATAAACTGCTTATATATCTTACTATCCTGTAGTTCGGCGTGCTTCTGATAAAAACTATAGAGATCATCATTTGAGAGTGCAGAATATTGATTAGGTCTAATATATCCTTCGCCATCCACAATATAGGTGCTAGAGAGTATTTTGTTCTTACCATCTAGTAATTGTGCGGTTTTAGCAATATAGTCTTGAGAGGATATTTTTCCTCTTGCGAGATCTTTATCTAGATCTGTTTGGGCGTATTTTATTTTGTCGAGCTGAGCGTCTATTCCCTTTTTAGCCGCTGTGGCGTCGGCAGTAGAGCTACCACTTCCGCCCGAGCCCCTACCATAGCCTCCACTACCACCCGAGGCTTCGTTCATTATCTGAACCTGTAGCTGGTCTGCTTGGTACTGTAGTCTTTGAGCTAATGCTTCGTCTCCATTTGCAAGAGCGTTACGATAAAGTCCAATTAGCGCTTGTAATTTTCCCTGTTTAGAGCCTGTACCTTCTAAGATACCAATACTTTGTCTTTGTATTTCAGAGCTAGTAAATGAGCGTTGTGCACCAGTTATCTTTCTTTGTAAACTAAGTGCTTTGGACGGGTCTTGGTCTTTTATTTGTGTAATTCTTTTACTTAAAAAATCAGCGTACTTCTGGTAGTCTTCTTGACTTTTTTCTGATAAATCATACTCGTAAGAAGCTATTTCTTCTTCGTATGCTTGTTGTCTTTTTAGGGCAGAACGAGCAGCAGAAAGNNGCCGATACTGAGGTGTTTCCGTATCTACTCATGGATAACCTCTTTAGCTGTCATATATGCGCCAATTGCATCGGCTAGATCATCAAAGTTACCTAAAAAGTAATCAATGCCCCTAGCTCTTATACATGCCTGATATTTATTCCTGTTCTTTCTGTAGCTAACTCCTCGGAAGCCCGTATTACCGTGTCCTAAGGGACCGCGGTTCCACTGATTTTTTAGATTAGTGACGCTACGAAGATTTCCCCTACGATTGTCAAGAGTGTTGTGGTTAATGTGATCTGTTACTAAGTTGCTTGGCGTTCCATTTATTTCTCGGTGCATCCATACAGTAATCCTCTTGGGGCCTCTTTCGCCCTTCTTTGTTCTACGAACTGCATATGGCGTGCCATTAGACTTTCTAGCACAGTACCACTTCCACTGCATCAAATATTCGAAATCTTTATCATCTACTATAGCAAC